TTACCCGTTCGGGATTCTGACAATAAACTGGTAAAAGATTCTAACGGCAATTATGTGACAAAATCAGGTGAATTGTGGACTTGCAAAAATTGTGGGTCAACATGGTTCCAGGAGATTGGTTAAAATGGTTATTGGATTTATTGTACTAAGTTTTATTTGCAGCATTCTCACTATGTTTGCATTGGTAATATCAGGTAAACACTCACAAGAGGAGATTAATGTATAATGGCGGCTCATGTAAAAACAGCCTTGGAGCAAATTATCACAGATAAATACCCATCTGGGCACATTCGGGCAGCATTAAATTTTAGTTGTTGGGTGGAAGATTTGTCGCTGGCGGATTATGTGAAATTTGACGATGTATGCAACCACTTTGTTATGACCGATAGGGAAAAAGATATGTATTGTAAGGAATTAGCAAAACAACTATTACCATATTATACAATTTTGTGGGAGTCTTTAGGCAAGCCAGATAACAGGGAAGCTTGGCATAAAGCAGTATACGGCTAGAATCGCCAATAATTGAATAGCACGATCAAAAGACTGCCCATAAACACGGCAGTCTTTTTGTTGTCTGTTATCCCTGCTATCTTGGCATATGCCAGCGCTAGATGGCCCTAGAATCGTTTTATACGCATGACATAGGGTTTCGCCCACAAATGATACTGCGTCGATTGTACGGCCGTACAAGTGCCTTAGAGAGAAGATGCATATAATCAATACTCTAATACATTCTATTTTGGTCTACACCATCCCCTCACACATAGCCCGCACCATCTACCATAACAAATGTATACGTCCATTCTAGCGGCATTGTAGACTGTCTAGCGGCTTGCTATGCAGCATACGCCACCATGCTATTCTGCTATAGCTATATAGTGGATATACGAACCACATCAACTATACATAATATATAGAACAAATATTCTAACAAATAATATTATGTCACGTTCGCATAATCATATGACACTCTGTTATGTCAAGTTGCCATCACATATGATTATGTCAAGTTTTGCATTATGTTAACCTGTTTATGTCAAGCTATACTAGTAGGTGGATACACGAAACTATAATGAGTTTACATAATGTGGCGTCCGGCAGTAGTGGTTATGTCAAGCTGTTGTTTCGTATAGTTGGGAATATGTGGATTATGTCAATAGTACCCATGACCCCCTGGCCTTTCGCATAGTGGGCGGGAGATGGGGAGTGGCTCAGTAACTCCAGAATACAGAATGAAATTTTAATAATCTACGGTTGCTATATAGCATCTATTGTACCAGAAGAAACAATCTGCTATAATCAATCCAGATATTATGTAGACAGAACAGACAGGAGAAACAGAATATGTACGTAACAGTGGCTACTCAATATTCGGAATACAGGTATGATTGTGATAGCGTGGGAATATATCAGCAACTTGACGAAGCGGAAGAATACAGTTTTGTAAGATTAGAATTCCGCAAGGATGGTAAACTGATTTATGATCTACAAATAGAAAAGTCACCACACAACAAGATTTATTTCATGAATAATTATGGCATGACATTTGATAAAATATCATGGCCTGATACTCCAAAATAAAATATATACTTGAAAATAACTCCAGAATAGACAATAAAAAATCACTAAATACCCAATGCTATATAGCAACAGTACCTATATCCTATAGAGAATTAATCCTGGCCTCAGTATGATTTGTTTATGAGATTAAATGGGGCACACTACAGAATAAAAGAAGACGGCAACAGGTATATCAAGTTCAATGGCATTGATATGGGAAATGAATGCCAGATTTTATTGTGGCTGGGCGATTACATTGTTTTTAAACGAAAAGGATTTACGGGATGGTATGCAGTATGTGAGACAAGATATTTCCCCGTTGAATTCTATCTTATAAAGATCAACGAAACGGCTGTAACGGATACCATAGACACCGAGTCTCCTGTAGATGGAAGATCGTGGCAAAGAATAAAACGGGATTTCATCGAAAAAGCGAAACGCTTAAATGAAATAGAAAAATGAATTATCCAGACTTCAAACACGAAATGAAACTAGAACTGCTATCGTATTTTCAACCGAGCCAAATCAACATAGATGTTGATAATAGTATGGTATCGTGGGTATTTATCGAGTTGTCTGTTGGAAGGCTGTCTCTTTTATTGTCAAATGCAACTCCGGGTACATTCAGTATTTTCAGCAGTACTATGCCTGATGATGTGGAGTTTGTTATTTGCCGTATTGTGAACAAAGCTTTTTGTGATGCATTGAGAACTATTCACAACAACGAATCTGCCTAGATGCTATTTAGTACAAACATACTATTACCAAAACGTAGTCAATCAGCGATAATGGGAAACAAGCGAGGTGTAACAAATGTCACTAGAAACATGGAAAGAAGAATTTTATCCAATTGACGCAGAATATGTGTCTAAGGAAGATGCTGTAGAACATAGTTTGCGAAAGTGGATTGGTTTGAGAGCGGAGAATCTGAGCAAGCACGGGGTCAATGCTACTTATTCGAGAGTTTACGACGGAGATGGAGTTTGCGGCGAAGATGAAATGATGTATATTGACGACGAATCATGTGCATTGTGTGTTCATTATATAGAAAATGAATGCTCTGCCTGCCCGTTGTTTGGTTTGTTGGGAAGATCGTGCGACAAGGGGGACGAGATCATCAGCGAATATGCGTCATTTGTTCGATTTGGTAATCCAGAACCAATGATTACTGCGCTTGAGCGGCTACAAAATGGTGAACATAATGAATGACACACAAATCGTCAACTGGATTGAGGAAAACCTCGAACGTCTGCACGAGAACGCACATGGGAAGCTGGAAATGGTCTATTTGCTCCCGAATGGCGGCAGAGATGTCATTATTGCTGATGATTTGCGGGAATGTGTAAAACTAGCCATTGAACGTGAAAAGACAGAGGATCAATTACATTCGTCATAAGTATCTGCGCAATATTCACTTATTTTATGCCGATGTAATGGTACAATTGGGCAAAATCAAACATGGAGGCGTTTTGTGGATATTCTTGAACTGATTATCGTATTGCTTGGCAATTACTGGTCGGGCTAAAGTTTTAATAGCCGTACAAACAAACTTGTACGGCTATTTTTTTACCATCCAATCGAACCATCTTTCATGGTATTTCTCCCTCATTAACTAACAAAAATCCCAATAATAGTACAATTATACCATATTAGGCTGGCAATTAATCAGGTAATATTGCAATTGAGGTAACAAAGATGAGCTATTACTTTATTGCAGACACAAATGATTGGGGGATTGGATTCTCATTTGGGAGTTTAAATTCATTTAATTACAGATATTACATTGAAGTGGTATTTCTGTGTTTTCGTTTTGAAGCTTGGTTTTGGAAAAGACAGGAAAATTAAACTGGAGAAATGGTGACAATGTTTATTAAAACAAAAGATGGAACACTTGTAAACCTGAATCAAATTAATCAAGTAAAAGTTGAGATGCGGTACAAAGAATATGTTGTCGCCGCTTACGGCACACCAACATCAAACGAGGATTATTGCGTCTACATCTCACTGTTCAGTGGAACTGAGGCAGATTGCCTTAGATACCTGGAAAGACTTTGTAGTGCAACGAAAGCAATTGACACTACCGGATACGAACATCCGTCAACTGTATTGAGGTGATACGAATGAACACAATTGATTATCTTATATTACTCGTGATGGTAACATTATCTTTCGGGCTTGGTTTTCTTATAGGTGGTGAGGCAACAACGGTGTTGACCCTACAAGACTTCTGCCAATCTCAGTCATTGGAATACCAAGAGATTGACGATGAATATTATTGCTATGGTGACAATCGACTATATCCAATTGAGTGGATGAATGAAGATTAGACAGCATCAACAAACGAAGGGAGGTGAGTGATGGACATGGACAACCCGATTTTTTATGAGGCTGACCGCTATTACGATAATGATGAGCGCACTCCGCAACAGATAGAGATTGATGGTTTGTGGCAACGGATTGATTCGCTCAAGGCCGAGAACGAACGGCTTTTTGATGCGTTAAATCGAATCATTCCGGGCTGCGAATATCTTATCGAAATCGGAGTAATGGAGCCTGATTTCATTTTTGCTGACGCGGTACAACAAGCAAAGCTGGCACTAGCCCAAAGACACGCGAAGGCGGCGGGTGAGCGCACGAATGAAAGTTAAACAAATATTCTGCTTTCACATATACAAAGTAATCAAAAAAGAGTATCTTAACGAAACATCGTCTGAGTTTGTTGGAGCATACAAGGTGCATTACGATCATTATGCATATTATCAAACTTGCGTAAAGTGCGGAAAAGAGAAAATTAGCAAGGGAATAGAAATGATATGAAACCAAGTATCAATATACTCATTGCTTTGATTGAATCAGAGATGAAATGGTGCGAAAATAATCCTGATAATGAATTGACAGAGGATTTCAGGCAGGGATTCATAGCTGGATTGATTCAGGCCAAGATGATTTTGACCCAAGTAGAAAAGAGATACAAAATGAGCGAGGAATAATGGAAATTGTATTTAACAAAAACAAAACCGAGATAGGCGTATTGCCGGACTTCATAACAATGCAATCGTACACAAAGACAAAGGATAATCTGGTAATCGTGTTCCGTTCTGCCGAAGAAATCGAAAGATTAATGGCATTGGAACAGAATCGGAAACCAATATATACACTTGATCCAGAGACAATAGAATGGATGAGTAAACGAGGAGATTAAAATGATTTTACGAGTAACAGATAAAACGGGTGACACAGTAGTAGACACGGCTACGGATTTTGACTTGGCACGTGAATTATTCGCAAAAGCCAATCTAAACGGCATGTGGGGCAAAGGAATTAAAGGCGGACAATCAGAATTCATCCCTAATGGCGCTGAGTTTGACAATCTGGATTACGACGAAGTAGTAATGTTTCCTCGTCAGGTGGGTGGATGAGAATATTCGGGATGTCAGTCTGGGAATGCCTCAAGGAGTATACCGCATCAGGCGCAGGGCGCTTATATGATTCTGAGAAGCGCGATGTATGGTATCGCATTCGTGATTATGCCATGCATGAGTTTGGACGATTCGTTGAAAACGTAATCGATGATGCGCTAGAAGAACACTTGCGAATACGAGTTCGGGTATTAGTACGTGTTCCAGAAGGCATTCTGTTTCCTAATCCAGATTATCTTTCCACTCAAAACCCTGCTGATCCCAGTTCTGTTCAAGTAATTGCGATTCGTGTTCAAGCAGCAAATAATGAGTTTGCGGAGTTTGGGTATCACATCCCCGTTCCGAGCATAGATATATTTGATTCGCCTAGATACCTGAATGATTGGGTAACGGGAATTACTAGATACGCGCTAGATCATATTAGACCGGTTGCTGCGCGACCAGGGACGATTAGTTGGGATTTCGGTCGAGGCGAATCATTTGCCGAATATCTGTACCGCTCCGTACCAAGAGGATGGCCTGATACCATTCGTCTGCCAGAAAACGAAAAAGCGAAAGTCCTTCTGCTGGCACACTGTACAGATGAACAAATCGAACAGTACAAACGGAACGATTGGTTCATTGTCGTTGGCGGTGAAACTGGTACACAGTATCGGGTTCGCCGAGAAAGTCAAATTAACATTGAAGTAATGAACGGCGACAAGGTGGAGTATAAACTTTGTACGGTGAACGACCCTGAGTACGAAGTGCCGATAGAGGATCAGTTATTGGCGCAGAAAACAATGATAGAACTGAATGAACCAGAATTTTTAGAGATAGCAAAAAGGTGGTGAGTTATGATTGGTATTCCCGTAGACGAACAAATTATTGTTGATTGCGCTTCTAAGTGGTCGAACACAACACAGCTATTTGTAGCAGTTGAGGGATGCGGCGAGTTCATACAGGCAGCAATGAAATACGAAAACAGAAAAGGAGCAGTCGAACATTTGATTGCCGAGTCTGCTGATGTATTGTTTTTGATGTTACAACTGAGATATATCGTGGGTGAAGGATTGTTTGATGAGTATCTAGCTCAAACAATTAATAAAGTAAGTCGCAAACTTTACGAGAATCAATAAAAGAAACAGGGTATCCCATTTGCGAGATACCCTGTTTTGTGTCCGTGTGTGGATTTATGGGGTATCTAACCCCTTAGAGCCCTGAGCTTCATTTCGATTCCATCCGACTATCAACCATAAAACGATGAATGTGAATCCAGCGTTTGTCCAATCGATCCTCGATTCTACCCCCGCTGCTCCAAGAGCAAAGCATATGGCAGACATTATAAACAAAACTGTTGTTAATGCAATCATAGCATAAGCGTAGCCTAGATTACACTTGGTGGTAAGTGGGGATAACCCTACCATTTTATGGTATAGAGGTACTATTTCGAAAAATATGATAATCTGGCATAATTGGTAAATTAAGGAGATTAATATGATAGTAAGATACGAAACAGTGGTAGACGATATTGGCAATTGGGATTGCTTTCTTGTGCTGGTAAACGAAGATGGGCAGATCGAGCGAGTTGAAAATGATGTTCAGGCTACGCAGGAACACTTGCCTTATATACCAATTTCTTGCTGGAGAATCGGTCAAGAATTCCGTTTGTTAGTTGATGAATTCCGTGAAATGAACATAAGGGCAACAAACGATAGTCCTCCGGTGTTTCATCTATTCTCATACACGCCCTGTACGGGGGAGCGCTCATGGTTCATTCCAGTTTGTCAACAAAACGGAATTGATAATTACGAGTTACTATCTGCATGTTGGGAGAACAGCAATGATTGAGGCACTAAAATGTACACAATGCTTCGCTAATATTGATACGAATAACCATATAAGCGGCGTTGTTAGTTGCGAATACTGTGGAACATATCATTTCATTAGTGATGATTGGTATAAACGATTTCAGAAGTTGCCAGAACGAACAAAAGATAATTCGTTTCGGTGGAGCAGCGGGTCTATGTGGGATTAGTTCGTCTCGCGTAAGGCTTGGATGAAATATGGATGAACGATTAATGTCGCGACTACAGAAATTGGACCAAAACTACTATTGGATGGCTTGGGATGGCGCATTGCTGAATAAAGAAAACCTGTGCCAGGTAATCCTATCTTGGTTGATTGATTCAAATCCTCGTTTGGATAAGCGAACATGGGAGTTGTTAGAACGAGTACGAATCAATTTCGCGAAAGATATATATTCACGAGTGTTATTTTTGCTGTTCATGACCAGGGAGGAATGATGATGTATAGAATCTCGCAGTATTCATTGGGCACATATCTTATCGAAGAGTGGTACACGCCAGAAAAGACGAAAGATGGTTCTGATCCCGAACCGTTTTGGAAAACAATTTCGTACAGCGGGGATATTGTATCCACGCTAAAGCGATTAGGGCGGCATGACTTGATACCAACTGTTAAATCGTGCTATGATAAAGCTGGAGATGCCCTTAGTCGCGCTGGCAAGTATGAGGAAGTGCAGTTTGGTTATAGGCTGGTAGATTATTCGCCAATAACATACCAGTTGGAGAAATACATCGAGGAATCAGAAAAAACTCCTGCTAGATGGGCAGGAGTAAAATGGATTAGCAAGAAATTTTTATCTCATCGGATTCTGGACGCATTAATCCCCTCAGATTCGATGGAAATAGATGATTTAATCAGTTTGTATAAACTAGGGGCAGAGACAATCTGCGAGAACCCTCATTGGTATAGTATAAGGAAAACAAAATGATTGACCATAGAACAAAATCTAATTTTATGACAGTAGTGGCGGCATTGTTGCTGCTGTATATTTTTACCCCGTTGGGCGATGTAGTGAACGGATTCCTGGTGAATAGTGGATACATCGCAGAAGTGGGAAATGAACGAGGGCCGCTTTCTCAAGAGTTGCCCGTTCAGCAAATGGTTCAGCCAACAGCAGAATACAGAATCTCGCCAACAGAGGTTCCGGCTCCAAATGTTCCTCCGCAGCAATTTGAAGGAACAGTACCAGTAAACAACCCAGTTATGGAAGCGAGTATTCAGGGGGATGACGGGCAAGATGGACAACGCTCAGGTGGCAATGAACGAGCGTCAATGGGTGCTTCTCTGTCTTTGCCAGAATCAAACGGAACAGGAAATAATCGAATTCTGTTTTGGCGCGATACAAATGAAAATTGTATGATTGATAGCGACGAACAGTCGCCAAACTTTATGTTGTCAATCATTTCTTCAACAGGCCAAGAACAAAAAGTGGTCACTGACAACTCTGGTTCTATCTGGGCCAATGAGGGAGATTTTATTTCGTTCGTGTCAAATGGGTTTTATCTTTCACCAGATGCCGTATCAAATAATCTTGATGTGTATTCCTTGTCTCGCATTCAGGGAACTTATTATGTCAATATCTCATACGACGCGACATACAAAGGAAGATGCGAATAGTGTGTCTTATGTAACAGATACAGAAAGAATTGAATGCTATATTGGAAAGCATGATAAACGAACTTCACTACAGAGAGCTTTTCTACAGAACATTTAATTCACTGTCAAAAATTGGGAGAAGAAAGACGGTGGACGAGAAAACGCGCAAAGACCTTGAATATCAATTGCGTATGAAAATGGCTGAGTTGAGTGAAATAAATGCCCTGTTAAAAGAAAAGGGAACGAAGCCGCTGTACCAATTGAGTTACAATGTTGTTTATGGTAACTATCGCAGATTGTTAGAAGAAGAAATTGGACGACTACAAGATCAATTGCGGTTTGATTGAGTAGTACAATCATACCATTTGTTATAAATCTCCTTATGCTATAATAAAACGCATAAGGAGATTTTTTTATGACTGTCAACAAACTAGTTAAAGGCGCTGCGCTCTTTGGATTGATACTTCTTGGAGTATCATGGTTGTATACAGAAATTGGCAATGTCGCTCTCGTTTTTTGCCTTCTTGGTGCTGCAATCCCCCCAATGGTGAATAAATAATGTCTGATAACGAAGAATACACTGAATACAGTATCATTCAGGTGAAGGAAAACGAGATATATTTTTACTCGGATATTAACGAAGCATCGTGCAAAGAATTAATCCAGGCGCTAAGAGATGCTGAGGTAACGGCATCAATGGAAATGGCAAAGTACAAACAATCACGCCCAGTTGTACTGAGAATTAAAACATATGGCGGGGAAGTTGATGCTGCTATGCCATTAATTGACATAATCGAATCTCTTAATGTTGAAATTGCTGCGGCAATTGAGGGGCCATGTTGTTCCGCTGGCACATTAATAACATCCGCATGTGACTCCGCTTATGCCACGCCACGAAGCATGTTGTTAATTCATCAATTGTCTGGTGGTGTATTCGGGAAACATTCTGAAATGAAAGATCATGCAAAACTTGGCGATGTGCAGATGAAGTACATTGTTGATATATACAAACAAAGGACAGGATTGTCTAAAAAGAAAATCAAAAAATTGCTATCAAATGAATCGTGGTTGACAGCACGGGAGGCTCTTGACTTGGGATTTATTGATGGAATTGGAGTAGTATAGTGGAAACGAAAGAAATTCTTAGCCAACAATGGGTAGAAGCACCTCAGCGAGAAAACGGATTGCGTCCATTGGTATTGCGTCCAAAGTCGCCTCCTGTGCGGCGAGAAGAACAGGTTATTTCAAGCCCTGTAGTTGATACATCGCGTATATTGCGTATTGCAAATCGGAAGCTGTGCGATATTACAGGAACGCTGATGGATAAAGTTAATTACATTGAACATTATGGGCGAATTGTAGTGGTAAAGTTTATCCCAATTCGCAGAGTTGACCCGATTGTTGCTATTCCGTGTGTTAAGATGACGGGATGGAGCAAGTTTGTTCACAACATGGCCTATAACGAATTGTGCAACGATTTAATGGATGCGGAAGTAGATAATGTGTGGAGTTATCGTAGATGGTACAAACGAACAAAACAAAACGTCATGGCAATTATTAAGCATAGCGAGAAGTTTTTGTATCCAGACGAATGGGCATACTACAGCGATCAAATGTATGAAACTCTGGCCAACCCACAAAGGAAAATAGGAAAGAAATGAATAACAAACTAATGTTTTCATCTGACACAGGCGAATGGGATACTGATCAAGCAGTTGTTGATGATTTGGCAACGGTATTTAAGTGGAATCTAGACATCTGCGCTTCTCGGCCAAATGTTTGCGAAACATATTTCAGCCAAGAACAAGATGCTTTTAATTACGATTGGGCCGAATATGCATTGCGATTCATCAACCCGCCTTACGGTCGTGGAATGGACAAATGGGTTAAAGAGGTGTATAGAATTCGTCATTCTGGCGCTACGGTTTGCTTATTGCCTGCGAGAACGGATACGGCAATGTGGCAGAAGTATATTCCTGATGCATCATTGGTAATATTTATCAAGGGGCGGCTAAAATTCGGCTCTGACGAATCATGGGTAAATCGTTACTATGGAATCATCAAAGATGAATCAAGAAGGAGAAAGCACAGACTGGCTGCACTAAAGAAGATTGGCGGCAGTTATTTTGATGGCGACGAAGAGTTTGTCAACATCGTATTTGGCTTGACAAAACAGGTTAATTTTGATTTTGACATTGATAAGTGGCTGCGCTCAGACAGACTAAGTAAAGACTCAGCACCATTTCCATCTGCCTTTGTTGTCTTTGGGGAAATTAATCAAGTTCAACGAGAAAAGTTGTCGTCATACGGATGGACAATCGAGCGTTGAACTAGTCCGTAATTATTAATACAATTATCTCTTGTCAACAGGTGGAATGAAATAATATCCACCTGTTGTTCTTTTATATCATACCATTCGCCTTCTAGCGATGTACCCCATCTCTTAAACTCATCTTTTAGTTTGTTTTCAACTCTTCTGGCAAGCGCTGTGTCATCTGCAATTTGGAATACTTTATAATATTTCAGCTTATATGGCTGTGCGGTTTGTAGCGATCTGAGTCTTTGCTCTAGATTGCCCGTAAAACCCACTTTAAATGCCCCGTCCTGCGCTTTTATGATATATACGTACATTGTGTTACCTCGAATAAAAAAATCCCCCATATAGGAGGATTAACGGATTTATGGTTTTGTTTTAGATTATTGATAAAACCATTGCGGATGGGGAACTCCTGGTTCTGGCGGAGGCAGTTTGTTCCGGCATTCTCTATGTGCCGTTCTAGCCTCGTCGTTCTTACTATACCCAGCAAATACTGCCGTCTTAACATCTTCTGGAGTCATGTTCCGGCCGCAAATACGACACGGCTCATTCGCGTACATCAAAATGGCAATCTCTACAGCATCATTTTTATCCAATGTGGGTATTGCCTCTGCGAATAATTTGTTTTGTCCAGTTCCAATGCTCAACTGGTCTTGTATCTTGACCTTCCGCCATCTCTTCTTTATCCAGACCAAATTCTTCTTGAATAGCAGCGGCTAAGCTATCAAGCTGTTGCTGGTTCAGTTCGGCTTCTGTGTTTACTCTCCTAGTTGAATGATAATATGTTTTCATAGTTTATATAATACCAATTTGTGCCGCGATTGATAATAGTATTACTGTACTATAGTCCAAGTTCCGCGAATTCGTCTTCTTCTGTAATGATCAAGGGGCTGTTCATCCCCTTGCGAACGCCTTTCTCGATAATATCCTCAGCGAGATTCATGTTTCTCACGGACCCTCTTGCAGCAATGGCTTCTTTCAGCGTGTCAACCACTTCGTATTCATCGAAATATGCACCAGCGACATAACCACCAAAGGTGTACGCCACCTTGTTTAGTGTGTGTGCCTTTTGTCCTTCTGGAGATGATAACACTTCTGTGACTAGCTTGTTTTTGATCATGTTCAGGAGATAGTTCGGAGTTGCGCCATTATAATGAACTTTGTGGTTTTTGATTCTTTCTAAATACTCTTGCCGTTTTCTTTCTTGTTCTTGGATATACGGCTTTGCCAATTTGGCAAGGGCGTATATAAGAGGCAATTGTCTATCTCTAACCACAATGTCACAGCCAGGAGCGCCATAGAACAGTCTAGCAGCGTCCTTGCAAGACTTGTCCGTAGTAATAGTAGTAAACGATGTGATAATCGCGTCTACAAGTGTTTCGAACTTGTGCCTGTCTTTAATTGGTGATGATAGAATAAAAATAATCCGGTGTCTAGGATGTTCTGGTGTGCTTGATGGGGTGGAATGAACAATAGCCGCATATTTGTCCACAAAAGGAATCCGTAATATATCCCCCATTGGTGTATCCCCCTTGTCAATGTCAATGCCGATTACTTGACCACTGAGGAAATTCTTTCTGTCTCTGTATCGCTTAATCGGGCTGCACCATGCATAGCCTGCCTGTAGATAGTCGGCGAATTGCTGTGGTGTTAGTTGTTCATTTATGAACTGACCGTTGACATAACTCCAATTGTCATAATCTTCGGGTAGTTTGCCGATAATTTCTTTGTTAATTGCAACGCTAAACATTATTTCATACCTTTTAGAATGTGGCAGACAACATCAACCGTCCAGCCGTTTCCCAGTACCTTTTGGGCTTGATTGTATGACAAGCAATCTGTATATCCAACCGGAACCGTTTGGGCTTTTTCCATCTCGTCGCGTGTTAAATATCGACAGAAATCTTTATACGCCACGAGGCCACTATTGGGGCATCTGTCTTGCTTTCCGGTTAAGCATCCAATTTTCTTAGAATTCGTGATATTATCACAGTTAGACTTGCTTTCTCTGCCGTTGCCGTTGTTCCACATCCTTATTCTGCTTGGAGTTTTGTTTACAATCGCTTCATCAATATTTTTTTGTGTGGTGCTTTTGTTTTCTTGAAATGATATATCAAGATCGTCTGGTTGATCGAATTGCCAATTCGCCCAATAAATTCTTGGCCTTGACTGAAATGTTACCAATTTGCTATTAATATGCACTCCATCAACGCCTAAATAATCATTTAATGCGATTTCTGATTCCTTTTTCATTTTTACATTCTCAAGAAGGAATTTAATATTTTTATTTTTACTTTTTATGTGGTTCAAGATGTCTAGATATTCATAGAATAATGATGATTTACGCCCTCTTAGCCCTTTAATCTGTCTAACGCTTTTATCCTTGTGTGACAATCTTGCTTGCGAAAAATCTTGACAAGGGGTTCCCCCCATTAACAAATCAATGTTTTCCCAGTCAATGTTCCATTTGTGCCATTCGGTAACATCACCAAGATGTATTGTATTTGGGTAATTCGTGTTTGTTACTTTTATTGCATGTTTATCAACTTCACTGGCATAATATTTATCGTATTTCACGTCTAATCTATTAAGAGCAATTTGAGCGCAACTCATTCCGTCAAATAGGGACAAAACATTGATTGATTTAGTCATGTAGCCTGTTCCTTATGTGTAATTAACACAGTCTCTATCCTTAAGGGGATTTGTGTGGAATTATCTTTTATTGTATAATGAAATTAGTTAATTTTCAATGTGAATCTGGTACTAATCTATATGGAAAATGAAAAAGAAAAACGTGAATGGAAAGAATACCCCCCTTACGAAAGAACGGGTATCATTCATGGTAACTATGGTAGCACCGAAAAATGGCGCACCCAACGCAGAGCGATTCTTACTGAGGTAATCAACTCCGATCCCACTAAACACTGGTCTATGCGGGATTTGGAAGAAGCTATGCGGGAACACCCGTTAATCAAGCAGGTTCAGCCTCGACTTGGAAAATCAACTATTCACCTAGATTGGTTGGCTGTTAAAAACGAGCTTGCCGAAAAAAGAAAAGAGCTTGCTGGCGAATATATTGATCATCATCTGCAAATATCCGAATTCTTCATTCAAGACATGATGCGGGAATACGAAGAAATCAATTCTATTAACCTTGATGAAATATCCGACCACGACCTTAAGGCGCAAATTGTTCTGCAACGCATGGTTGAAAAGGACAGAATCATTAAGGCTGTTGACCGAATGATGAAACGACAATCAACACTGGTTCCCATCGATGTGCCTAAGAAGCTGGAAATTGATGACCAAAAACGAATTACTTTCAATGTAGAGCGTTTCTTGGACATGAACAAACAGGCAGAGCAATTCTTGGGCGATGGCATCGAAGAAGGCGAATACGTTGACGCTGATGATGATTAAGCTATGCCCAATCCCCAACTATACGGCTTTGCGTAATGCGTATCTATGCAAACGGATAAAATGCTTCCCTTTCCATTTGCCAATTTGCGAAACTTGACATAAACAGTCATGCCCCATACTGGAATCTCTACGCTTCCAGTTGCAACAACTGGGATGTATCTATCTCGCTTGTAACTACCATCGTATGTAATCGCCGACATAAGCGGGAGAATAAGCACAAGTAACCACGGCGTTTTTGCGATAGCTTGCAGAATCGGCCAACCAGCCGCCATTACCCTGCCCATTCGTTTCATATCTTCTCTGCCCATTACAACAATACCTCAAGTACCTGACCCGCCGTTTGATTATCTTTATTCTCAATAGACTTTAAGACGATGTATGCCGCAACTTCTCGCCAACGCTTTGCCTGAAATTTATCACCAGTACGCAAATTATACGCTGCTTTAAGTTTGCCTGTTGATCCTTGAACGCGAAACAGGGTCCAGGGAGTGTCTTTTACGGCTGGCTCAAGATGAAATCGCCGCAATGGTTTGTTTTGTTTAACTCGTTCTAGAATCCGTTTAACTGACATAATGTTTTCCTTTCTTTAGTCCCAAAGAGACATGTAGTATTTCCCAAATAGATCGAAGCCTTGCTGGATTTGGTTCATATATGCTTTATACTCTTCATTGTTATTCAAAGCAAGTCCATAACATCCTTCGTATTCATTTTTGGCTTGCTCAAATGACCAAATCATTTTGTCAAGGATTCCTTGCCATTCTTCAAACGAATTTAGGGTTGCCGGGTATCCATGACTATCTTCTTTTAATTGCTTGAGCATCGGAACGATCAATAGAGACAAGGTGTAATCCATACTCCACGTATCCCATTTGTCGATCTGAATCGATTCTAATGCATTTTCGTCACTTGGGTTCGGTAAATTAACTTTCATACGCCCATATTAACCGTGCCGAGCTATTGTGAAAATGGTATTATTGTACTATAATGGTCAATGATTATGTCTACTAAGCTAAAATTGCCCCCAATGCGTCCTGCTGGCGATCCTGATGAATACTCAGAGGAGCAAATCGTTGCTGAGTATCACAAGGTTGTCCGTAGAGGTGACGTTCGTGCCCTGCTTTACTTTATTATTAATTATGTAAAGATATACTCGAATGACGATCAGGGGTGGATACCGTTTGTGCTGTGGGATACCGATACTGGTGAGTATGATAATCAGTTAACCCTCGCACAAAAGGTGATGAATGAACAATATTTGGCAATCTTAAAGGCTAGGCAAGTTGGGATAACTTGGGAAATATTGGCGTATATACTCTGGATGGTTTTGTTTTTTCCAACCCAAAATGTCTTGTTACTGTCTAAAGGCGACGAGGAATCTCAGCAGTTAATTAAGCGCCTTAAAGACATGTACGCAAGATTGCCTTATTGGATGAGAGCGAAAGATGTAATCACCGATAACCTTCATGAGTTAAGATTGTCAAATGGTTCTTTTGTGAAATCTGTATCAACTCGTGGTGGTGATTCTATGACATTTACCATCGCTGTGGTTGACGAGGCTGACTTGGTATGGCGGTCTAATACATCATTGGCGCAGGTGCTATTGAATATTTCGCCTACAGTTGGTTTGAAGGGGAAGTTGATTCTTCTGTCAAAATCAGAAAAGGCTAGACCGAACAGTACGTTTAAAAATTTATATCGGGGCGCAATTGAAGGAACCAATCAATACACAGGCGTATTCATCCCCTGGTATGTTAACCCTGAACGTAATCCGACTTGGTACGAACAGCAAAAGCAGGTGTCGCTAGATATTGATAACACACTAGACAATCTGTGGGAATCATATCCAGCGAACCCAGAAGAAGCACTTGCGCCGAAGTCTGCATCAAAAAGATTACCATTTGCATGGCTAAGGAATTCTTATGTAAAGATACAGCCAAAATATATCATTAAAAAGACAATAGAAACTAACCTGGAAGGTTATGACGGGCCTGTTATTGATGGTTTGGTTATTTACAAAACGCCGCATCCTGAAAAGAAATACGTATTAGGTGCTGACCCTGCGGAGGGGTTGCCTACATCTGATGATTCGGCGATTGTGGTAATGGATATAGAGACACAAGAGGAGGTGGCGACATATGCGGAAAAGACTGACCCAGAGTCATTCGCGGTAGTCATTGATCAAATCGGAACATACTATAACAAAGCCAAAGTGCTGTACGAACTAAACAATCATGGTGGCCTATTGGGTAAGTCATTAAGAGAAGTTAGCAACCTGACCAGATTGAAGGGGTGGATGCCAACGAAAGGCAAGGTACAACAACGAGAGGGCTGGTACAATGCTAACAAGGCGATTAAGACCATGCTGTATGATACTGTGGCACAACAGTTCCGAAACAACATGTGCGAACTGCATAGTCCAAAGACCCATTCTCAACTATCGTCTATTGACCAGAACACGCTCAAAGCCCCACCGGGCGAGAATGACGACTTAGCAACGGCATTTGCATTATGTATAGCAGCAATTAATTTATGCATTACAAGTTTTTCATGGGATACAATAAAAATCAGATAGCAACCGAGGAGGTTGGAGATGGCAGATAGTGTAATTGACAACGTATCAGGATGGATGGTAGATAGATATGCTTATGTAAAGGCAAGGTTGAAAAAAACGGCCCCTGGATATATTGGGGCAGAAGTATCCGCTCAAAAGATGGGATTATACAGTTCTTCTGATGAGTTCAATCAATGGCTTAGTGGATTAAGTCAAGAAAAATTACAGAAATTATATTTAACAATCTCGTGGATTTATTCTAGCATAGAAATCATTGCGAGAGAAACTTCATCGACCCCCGCGCATGTGCGACAACGGATTAATGACAGAAAAAGCGTTGATGTCTCTCGTCATCCGTTCGAACTGTTAATAGAGCATCCGAATGATTTTATGACAAAGACGTTTTTGATGAGATATACTATTTATTGGCTGTCTTTGTCAGATCGTGGTGCATTCTGGTTTCTCGCTCCTGATGCAGATGACGAAAATAAAATAAATGAGATTTGGCCGATTCATTCTGAAAAAATCGAACCAATCAAAGATGCAAATCATTATGTAAAACACTTCCGGTATACCACGGGGCACGAAGAGAGCCGGAAGTCGTACAAGATACCTGCCAAATACATTATTTGGTTCCGCTATCCCGACCCGATGGACTACTGGGCTTCGTTACCGCCATTGAGAGCCGCATTGTTGCCGGGGGAAATCGACCTAGCAATTTCGGGCAATCAAAAGAAATTTTATACAGAGGGACGGGGATTGCCCTTGTCTCTTGTCTCTCTCGACCCATCTATTTCCGATCCTGATTTCGAAGCGGTAAAGGCAGACATTAAATCAGACTGGTCCAACTCTGGTGCATCTATTGCCGTTGCTCGTGGTGGGATGTTCGATGTCAAGTCGCTTGGTTTTACACAAAAAGACTTAGAGATTATCGCATCCCAAGAAATGACACGAGACAGAATCAGCACAATATTCTTTGGTTATCCCATTCTTACTTCGAACCTTGTGTCAGGGGAAGGTCTAAAGCAGATTGACAAATGGATTAAGGAAAAAACTGTTTATCCATTGCATGTGTTGATGGCTGAACAAATCACGCTTCAAGGACTTCATCCGTTTTTCGACCAAGACTTGTCATTTGTGTTTGACGATGTGAGAACAGCAGACCGCGCCTTGACAATTCAGGAGAAGAACATTGACTCTCGCTGGATGACGGTCAATCAAATGAGAGCAAAGTCGGGCGATGATGACATTGATATTCCTCAATTGCCGGGATACGGCGATTTGCCAGTTGGGTTAGCGAACAACCCTTCATTTGTCAGTTTGATATACGGGCTTAATATGTCTGCCGCTGTTGGAGCAGACGAGGATGGGATTGATGGCGGGAAAGTGGAGAACGCTCCAGAAGTAGGAAATTTGCCACAATCTCAGGACTCGCTATCTGTTACCAACCAATTAGCTCGTGGCGACACTAGACCGTCTAGAATGGTTGAAAATATTCGTTCTTTCGATGCTATTTATAAGGAAGCGTTTAAGGGTGAGTTGAAAAAGATGAAAACTGTATATCGCCGTGGACTAGAAAGAGAAGGAAACCCATTAAACCGGGACTTCGCGAGTGATATTATTGATGATGAAATGATGGATGCCATTAAAAGCGACATTAAGGATATTTCAGATGTCGATGTGCTGAATGAATATTTTTCCGAATTGATTGAGGGTATTGATGATACAAGCGGAATCTAAAGATATAGATAGTACAATCAAAGCCCTTCAAGAAGGTAGGAGAAGGTTTTTGACTGATATGCGATCTGCCTTGCTGGACCGCATGAATGCTGCTGTAGAGAAGCTGTCCACTTATCCCCCAGAAACAAAGGGAAATCAGCCTCCACCGCCGTACTGGGCAAGAGGGAAGGGGCGTGTTCATGCTAATGGAGATATTAATCCTGTATCACAGCAATATACACAAAGCTGGATGGTCACGGATCGCATGTCAGACAACGATGTAACAGTAATGGCGCAAACTGATGTGACTTATGCCCCGTGGGTTGTTGGAACGAAACAGCAGGCGTGGTTTCATGGTCAAAATGACTGGCCTACTGTTCGTGGCGCGTTACAAGAAGTTGGATTGAACGGCGCGGATGAATTAGTTAACGGGGAAATAACCCCGCCTCAAGTATTACAACAACGAATAGCGCAAAGAGAGGCAGAAATTAATGCAAAAACTGGCTAATTTAGTTTGACATAAGCAAATAAAATGTTATAATGGTCATGACTCGCCAGGACGGGCAAAACCTTTTTATTAGTCCTTGTTTCTCTGGCGAGTCATGAGGACTTTTTTTATGTCAAATGACCAATTAATTACATTAAGCAATCTGAAAATCGGGCACGGCGTTTCTTACGCCATTTTTCATAAACTTGATGACGATCTTGGAATAGAATTTGTTCGTGGAGTACTGCCATTCTGGTTGGTTTCTGACGAATTTCTTGCTGAAACGAATTGTGGCGCAAATGGAATTTCCTCTGTTTTCGAAAATGGATTTTCGTTATTTGACGAAGTTCATTTCGAGAGAATACCCACAGAATCACCCTCAGACGGCACTTCGCTATTTGTTTGCCTAGCCCCAGACATGCTTGACTCTTACATTCTAGCAATTGATTATTTTAAAGAGGAATAAATATGGATTTAACAAAACTCCCCAATCATTTACAAGAAAAACTTTCAGAAACCGTTGTACTCAAATGGCTTTATGGCATCCCCATGACGATGGATGAAGCGAGGCTTTGGTCCAGCTTATTGGAAACGCAAGCTCCGATTATCCAGCCTGTAAATCAAGACGAATATCACCAATGGGCCGACAGCGTAAAAGCAATGCTACAAAGGGTGTATCTCAATGCTAAGTAGCGGCAGTCTCGCATCAAGTGTGAAGATACTTTGTGGACATTGTACTACACCAATTGCTGACTTCTTTATGGGAACAAGTGGGGCATCATTGATGATTATTGCGAGACATCACGGCGAAAAACACGCAACACTTATCCCCCTAACCACTTTGGCTAGTTATATGCTATAGGATGAAATGAAATGAATAGCAAAATTACTCCATTGGATTTGGCAATTCTGTTCCATAACACTTACGAGTCGCTTGCTCCTCAGTTTGGATACGAAACCAGACTTGATACAAGACAATTTGACGAACACACATCAAATGGCAAGTTGATGATCGCTGTCTGTGACATTGTTCTTAAAAAATTATCTGAATGAAAATAAAAGCAACAGTATCAACAAACAAGCCTGACTTGTATGGCAATATAATGTCAGATGAGACATTGAAAGAAATTGTTTCCTTCGTGCTAAAACATTCTCCTGTTTCGTTATACGAGAACTCTCTAGGAAAATTACAAGGGGCAATCGATTCTGCCATTTTCAATGATGGGCGTGTATCAGTAACGGGATGGATCGAGAATGCAGCGATAGAATCATTAATTAAAAAAAATATACTCTCGATTGTTCCTACATATGAGCCAGTTTATCAAAAAGGCGGCGATGAATTTGCATGGAAATTAAAGCACTTTTCGATTACACATCTTCCAATTGAGCATGAAATTGGCCCGGTGACTGAAATAAAATGAAAATAACCCTTTTTGCTGACAGCCGCTATAGAGACTCGTTCGGGCTGGCTGCTACTAAATATTGGCTAAACAAGTTATCCCCCAATGCGGAGGTTTTTGTCACATCATTTGATTTGTGGCAACACAATCTGAGTCTTGTCAAACCAGATGTAGTCGTTCTTAATCATGCGTTTGGCGCTAGAAATGAAGCAATCCTGCGTTGGGCGAATCAAAATGGCGCAACGTCATATTTGATGTTTACTGAGGGACGACCAAATACAGAAGAACAAGTTGAATGGTATTTATCACAACGTGGTAAAGCAGATTATGTATTGGCATGGTCTAGCTGGCTAGGCGATATGTTTGATAATGCCATTGTAACCGGTTGCCCAAGATTTGATATTTATCAATATCCATACAACAAGTTAATCGAGCCAAGACAATTTGTATTAGATAAATACGGATTGAATCCCCACAAAGGAACATTATTAGTCACAACATCGTTTCCGCAGGCCAAGTTTTCTTATCAAGGGGTATCTTTCAATGAGCAAGACTGGAAAGACCTAAAAGTAACAAGCATTTCAGATCGCAAGAACCCAACAGAATTCGCAAAACAAGAAAAGAGGGCGCAGCACTTGTTTAAGACTCAATTGACGGGCTACGTTGAGGCGTCCACTGTTAGCGATTGGAATATTGTTATCAAGCCACATCCGATGGAACCGGCGAAGGAGTGGGAAAGATATTGTGACGAAAATAGCTTCACTCTCGCTCCTGCCGATTATGTGTTTAATGCATTATCGGCAGCAGACTTCGTTATTAATCGCGCAGGATGCTTGACAACTCAAGACGCATGGCTGGCTGTTATTGGAAAACCTGTAATCCAACTAAATCCAAACAATCAAGAATTAACAGGATCGTCACTGGAAGCATTTGGGATTGACAGTGATGAGATTGACAAAAAGCGCAAATTCTTGAATAAATACGGGTTCTCGTTCCAAAATTCATCTAGGAAAGTTGCTGAAACTATTTTAGAGACAGCTAAACCGGCAAATGTTGACCGCAGTATTGTTGACCGTATCAAGTGGCAAAAAGCACAAACGGAGTATGACAATAGTCATGTGTACCCAGACCTGTCATCCATGCATCCCGTTAAGGCTATTACTAGCAATGTAATTAAGAATTGGGAAACAAAGATAGCAGAGGTGTTATCGTGAAAACAGCCTTTGTAATTACTAAAACCTCAGAACTTCTTCTGCATACACTTGTTTCCAAAATGGAAACAGGTTGGGTTGATGTGTACACGAATAATGAGGAAACAGTTGGTCAAATCGAACAGCTTGGCATTGAGTGTATTTATCTACCACCTGTATACAGTGAATCGAAGGTAAATAGAGATAGGCGGTTTAACGAGCTATTTATGCCTGGGCTGATTGATGGAAGTTTTTCTAATGACAACTTCCCCATGTGGCAATCATTAAGCTTGGATAGATATAAATTTTGGTTCGATGACGGATATGAGACTTACAATTGGTTGCCCAAGTACAATGTTTGTTATGTCTCGCTTGATGTTCATTCTGTATTCCCGTGGATTATCGAATGTGACAAACGAGTTGGTATCAAAATCGGCGATCTGACTGATAAAACGATGACTCAGTTCTTGCTTATTTCTGACAGAATGCTGCAAGAAATCATTGTTTCCTTTGATGACGAACTGGAATATTTGCCCTGGAAGAAATCGTTCGGATTAGAGCGACCTGTTTATCAAAAAGTTGACAATACTCAATTAAAAAATCAATATTCGTATGGTTTGCCTATTATTGGAATAATTTTCGACAAACAAAACGATTGGCAGTACCGAAAATTAATCAAACAAATGGTAGACGGAGATTTGTCACCAGAACGGGTATATTTAGTAGCAATTCCAATTGACGAACGATCCCGGCAATTGTTCCCATTATACACTAATGGAGAGCTAGAACTGCAATCAATTAATATGCTGAAATACTGCGACACCATTGTTGACTTTAAATTCAGAGAAAAAATGTGGCGCAACTACCCTGATGCATATCATGTGTTGGATTTTGGCGATGTTAATATAGTGCAGCACATCAAAAAAATTACTAACTACGATTTTAAGGTGGCAAATGAAAGTTCAGATATTTTCCGGTAGAGTCCATCATTGGATTAAACTGAAAAACTTGTATGAAGGATTGGAATCAAATGGACATGATGTTGAATTTTTAATTACCAACAATGCCATTAATATTGACCCGCCTGCCGAATATATGTTTCATTCTGGATTCAAATATAATCACGTGTATGATTATGTAAACAGCGTTAAAAACTCTTATTTTCATGCACCAGAAACCGTATCAAAGTATATTCCCCCGTTCTGGCAAGTCTATTCGCAGCGAGAACTGTTCGAGTTCGCCAATGGCGTTCAAAATATATGGAAGCAGAATGGCAAACCGGATGTTGTTCTAATTCTCCACGCCAATAATTTCTGGACAAAGATGTTGGCTTATTTATGTCAACAAAACGGAATTGCCGTTTATGCCTTTCAAGAGGGGTTATTGCGAAAGCGAGATCAGCAGACATTGAACAAGCAGGCGTCATCTGCTGATTACTGCAATGGCATTTTTGTTTGGTCAGAAAACGAACGGCAACAATACATCGAAGCTGGAATTGACGAATCTCAAATTATTGTATCTGGACCAGTTCACTTAGATAGAAAATATCACCCGCAGCGCATAACTGGTAAAAAGCCGATGGTACTATTGGCAATCCCATCTGTTAACGAGTATATTGGTGATTGGCAAAAAGATGTAAAAGCTATAGCTAACTATTGCCAAAATAATGGATTTGAATTAATGTTTAGGCCACATCCATTTGAGAAGCATCTTGTTTCACACTTGCCATCTGACGTTGCATACGATGTCAACGATGATGCGTTGCCAGTTTTGGTCAATGCTAGATTAGTTTTGGGACAACACTCTACAATCGTCTTAGAGGCCGTCTTATTGGGCATCCCGGCTATGGAGTACAATTTCTCAGGAAAAACGCTTACAGAGCCACTGAGCAGTCTAGGGCTGGCTGATTACATTGGTTCCATTGACGATTTGAGCAAAATAGAAGGCAGTATTAGATATGGCAAGTCTGATGTTAATGTGAGTGCATTAAACTCGTTTAGAGTACCATTGGATAATGTTGTAAAATCAATTGTTGAATATCTGGAAAGCAAGCATGATTAGTATTATCATTCCACATAAAAACCGTCATTCATTGTTGTATATGGTGTTGGACAAATTAAACGAACAAACCATCTTTGACTTCGAGACTATTGTTGTTGATGATGGTTCTGATATTTTTGTCAAAGACTGGATTGGTGTATTGTTTCCAGACTTCGCGCCAAAATATGAATTGATGTTTGTTCGCAATCCGGGCAAGGGGCCAAACGCGGCAAGGAATCATGGTGTATCCTTAGCCAAGTACGACAACATTGTAATTTCCGGTTCTGACACTATTCCATCTCGTTCGTTCGTTATGCAACATATTCTTGAATTGAAACGGGATAGCGACAAGATTATTCAGGGATACACGCCATTTCACCCTCAAGTCATGGATACGGAATTCATGGTATGGCTGAACAATTCTGGCATCCAGGCGAATTGGTCTGCGCTACAAACAGAAAGCGGATGGCGCAGAGATGCGGATGGCTTTTGTTTAACCACAAATCTATCAATGACCAAGCAGGTGTTTGAAAACATTGGCGGGTTGTCGGAGGGTTTCCCCGGTGCAGCGTGGGACGACATTGAATTTGGGATTAGGGCAAGAAAGCTTGGTGTGCAAACCATTTTCTCTCCACGGGCAATTAATTTTCATTATCATAAATACAACATCTCGCAATTTGCGAACCGTCAGATCATGGAAGGGAAAAACAGGATTTATCTGTGTTATGCCCATCCCGAAATGGCAATGCAACTGATGGATATTAACGCCATCAAAACGGCAGAAGAACAATCATTAGACGAATGGTTGCATCAAGCAGTTGAGCTAAGTTATATCAACGGTTGTCACGAAGAAAAGGATCGTGTGTGGCGCGGTGTGCTGCAACTCGCGTCGTTCAAGGGGGTCGTCGAGTCACTCGAACCACATCCTGTCTTACGGCTCATTAAGTTGTTAGCTAATCAAGAATCTGTTGTTTACCTATTTGCGTTGCTTAAGGCACACAAGGATGGTAACACAGGATATGTTGACCATTGTCTAGGATGGCTTTCCGAGAAGGAACCGGTATGGGTATCAGAATTAATTGCAGGCGAAATTGCATTAATGGATAAAAACAATACAGAAGCAATAATCCATTTTAACAATAGTTTAACTAATAAGTATAATGTATATGCAGAAAAG